CACCAAATAACAACACCAACACCCCCCACCACCATGAACGACCAAATCACCGCCCTGCTCTCGCAGGCTCTCGCAGATGCCCTCAAGCAGGCTCTCGTCCCCATCGTAAGGGACGCAGTCAACGAGGCTCTCGCCTCCCAGCCCAAGGAGGAAAAGCCCCTCTGTCACTCTGACGAGGTGGTCGCTCGATTCACCGCAATCGAGGAAAGGCTCGACAGTCTGGAATCCGACATGACCGACAAGGTTGACCAGTCCGACATCAATGACCATGTGCAGGATTGCATCGATTCGGGCTCCTTCTCCATCGAATTCCGAGGCTAACCCCCTCTAACCCAGCCCACCATGAAGCCCAAACCAGACTCATAGCCCAAGGGGTTAACGACCCCTCTTGGTTCCAAGGTTGCAAAGAGTGACAACCCCTTTCCCCCCTCATGCATCACCCTTAAAAAGGGTAGGGGGGGAGGGGGTTCCACTTTTAGCGGCAAAACCCTGTATGTTGGGTTACGCTATGCACATTATTTTTCTCAAAAGGAAAACAATCCGAACCGCAGGTGAGGATGAGGAAGGGGATTACTAAGGGGATTGTCAGAGATGAAGTCAAGCGGGAAATGTGGAATGTTTGTAATTTATATTGTTTGGGCTGAATGCAGGAATTTTTAACAAATGTAAAAAGGGTACTTGACTGGTAGAGAAAACGGAGTTACTATTCGTCAGTTCTTTGAATTTGCTGGCGTTGTCGAAAGACGAGGTATAGGCAGAATATCCCACAATGGTCAATATATAGGCATCAGATATGATATCTCTAGAATATACTGGGAGGTCCGAAACTCCCCGCCAGTCCTTATTTTGACATAGAGGGTTGGCAGAGAGGCTTATTGCATCTGTCTTGAAAACAGAAGTGGGTCAAACCACCACAGGTTCAAATCCTGTACCCTCTGCGTTAATAGTGTCAATCCTTATTAATACGAAATGCCCCGATTGTGTAATGGTAGCACAGGAGATTTTGGTTCTCTTAGTCGGGGTTCGACTCCCTGTCGGGGTTCGTCTCTTTAGCGTCAATAACTCAATGGCAGAGTGCCTGTTTTCCAAACAGGTTGTTGCAGGTTCAAGTCCTGTTTGACGCACTTTCGGGGGTGTAACTCAGCGGTCAGAGTGGGCTCTTTATAAGGGCTAAGTCGGGAGTTCAATTCTCCCCACCCCTATTTCACATAAAACATAATTAATCATATATGAATCAAGACATATCAGAGAAAGACCTATCCGAAAAGATGGGGCTCAGTAGAGACGAGATGCGTCAATGGCGGTCAAAACTGCCAGAAGCCGCCAATAACCTTATTTTTCAAAAGGAAAGCAAGAAGCCCCAGAAACTGTGGAACTGGTACTGGACCCCCGCTGGTGTTTCTTGGCTTACTGACCAATTAAATATCCAATCCGATACTGTCGCACAAGAAATCTATGAAGAAACAAAACCAGAAGAGAAAGAAGTGGAAGTTGTCCGTCATAACTTTCCTAACCTACGATTTGTATTGGTCAAAGATAAAAATGGCAAACTCTTCACCGCTTCTTGTAAGGACAATCGAGGTTTCCGAATCAAAATGAAAGTTACCATCAAAGAAGACAAACACGGCTGGTATGTCAAGAGAAACCCAGTATACAAACAAAATGCCTAAAAAGAAGCCGAAAAAGAAGAGTACTTTCAATGACGAACAGTTTGAGGCTCATTGCCTCGACTCCGTATCCGCAGACATGCGGAAATGGAACATTCCGTGGTTTGTCGGTGTTTTTGGTAAGCCCAACAGCGATGATATCAAGATAATGGTTGCTGGTAAACCAGCAAACATTGACAAGTCTGAAGAGGTTATCTACATGAAGTCTTTGATGACGATGGCAATAATTGCCTTGGAACAAGGCATTAGTGATAAGAAACAGGGTTTTGATGTTATTGACACTTGACAAATCAAAAAATTTTTACAAACTGCCATAATGGACAAACCTGTAGTTGGACAATATATACCCATGTGGAAGGGGTCTGCTGGCTCTGGAGCAGAGCGTATTTACTCTGTTGATGGGAAGTGGGTGAAGGCTGGACAAGCACTTTCTACTGGGCATAAGATAGTAGGTGAAGACAAGTCTGGAAACCTAGTCCTTAACTATCATGGCGTTCCTGTAACCATTGGTATGCAGGGTTCGCATATCACCCCTTACAACCCAGCAACCAAGCCAATGTGGGCTGGTGGCGGTCAAATGACCACGCAGGAAGAGCAGATGTATGATGCCATGAAGAATCAAGATGGTTCGTTTAACGACAGCATGGGTGGCATGCATAGTTCGTTTGAAGATGCAATGAAAGCATATAAATCGTACTATATTGCTGACAGAAGCCCATTGGATAGAAGCATAAATAGACTGAAGAAAAACTTCCCAGACAGAAACTTTGGCACTTATTCTGATTATCAAAAGGCAACGCCAGAACAACAAAGGGCTGGCTTTTACATCTACAACAACGAAACCGAAGACTTTACTGACTTTTTTAAACTTAACCAAGAAATACAATAATGGCTGAAAAACTTGAACAACTAGATTGGGGTGGCGTTGATGGAAAGGAACGCTGGAACAACCAACGATGGAAGAGCGTGTTCGTTTCCAAAAAATGCTTGCTGAAGGATACAAGGAAGGTAAATCTGGACTAGCCGCATTTGATGACATGTAAATAACTTGCCTTGTTAGCACAGCGGTAGTGCGACTGTTTTGTAAACAGTAGGTCGTTGGTTCAAACCCAACACAAGGCTCCACTTTAAAACATATGGCAGAAAAGAAAATAAGAAAATTTGACTTTGTAACACAAGACTTGGTTGACTATGCAAAAAGCAAAGGACTAAATGACCAATACCTTACAAACTTTTTGTTCATGGCACAATCGGAAGGACAAGGCAGAAGGGAAAGTCTTTTTTACACAACTCCAGAAAGAGTTTGGCAAGTGTTTCATAAAAATGTCTATTTTAAGGGTTTAACGAGAGAACAAGGAATCGAAAAGGTCAAGAAAGATGGGCTTTTAAGAAATGAAACCAAAATGGCTAACACATTTTATGGTGGACGGCTTGGAAACAAAGAAAAAGATGATGGATGGAAGTTTCGTGGAAGAACCTTTGTTCAACTTACAGGAAGAGAAAATTATGAAAGAATAGGAAAGCGTCTTGGTGTAGATTTGACTACAGACCCAGACATTTTAGAAAAAGACCCTATATTGGCTAGAAAGGTTGCATTAGAATACATACTATGGAAAGACCCAGAACTTAAAAAGGGAATGACTCCTAGGGGAATGCACCAACTTATAGGACCAGCAACGCCTTATGAAGAAAGCATGGAAAGGGCTGGCGAAATATTTGAAGATGGTAAAATAAACTTTTATATTACGGAAAACAATGCATATGCCGCACTTTTAAAGGCAGAACAAGAAAAAACCGCACAAGAAAAGGAATTGTTAGAAAGAAGAACTCCAACTCCAATGATGCCATTCAAGGCAAAAGATTGGACTACAAATATTGCCGTTCCTGCGTATGACCAAAATGAACGAATAAAGTTTGCTCAAAAACTTCAGCAAAAAGAATATGCCCCAGAAATACCACAGGCTCAAAGAGATTGGACTGTCAATCAGTTGATGGGTCCAGAAATGTATTCAAAAGTATCAATACAAACTGCAATTGAAAGAAAGATGAAGGAAGACGAGGCTAGAAAAGAATACGAGGTTAAAAGACAAACTGGTCAAGTTCAATAATGAAACTGTCAGAGCATCCAGTACTTATCAAGCCCTCACAGGAGCAATTAAAGGCTCTTGTGAGCAGACATGGTGCTGAGTTTGTCGCTAAGTTGCTCCAAGATAGGGAAGACAAGATACAGGCTGAAAAACTTGACCCATATCGTCACGGATATGAACCAAAACATTGGGCTGACGCAGACGAACTGATGAATCAGTTTGATGAGGTTTGCGTAATGGGTGGGAATAGAGCAGGAAAGACAGAATGGGCGGCTAAGAAGGTAATGCAGATTCTTACAAGCAAGCCAGACGCAAGAGTCTGGTGTTTGCATACGACATCTCAGTCAAGCATACAAATGCAACAGAATGTCATCTGGAAGTATATGCCAGCGGAACTAAAAACCGCAAAGAAAACAAAGATTACGAATATATCGTATTCCCAGAAAAACGGCTTTTCGGACAACACTTTTATTTTGCCGAACAAGTCGCAATGCTTCTTTATGAATTACGCCCAAGACAAGAAGGTCATTGAGGGCGGTGAAGTTGATTTTATTTGGTGCGATGAACTTGTGCCTTTGGATTGGATTGAAACATTGCGTTATCGTATTGTCACAAGAAGAGGCAAGATGGCTGTAACTTTTACGCCTGTCCAAGGTTTCTCACAGGTTGTTAAGGACTATGTATCTGGCTGTAAGATAAAACAGCAACGCAAAGCGTCATTGCTTGACAAGAATTCACAGCATGTGGCTGGTTGCGTAAATGGCAATATGCCTTACATTGCTCATTCCGTAAGAAAGAACTCTGCTTGCATCTGGTTTCATTCAGACCTTAACCCATACAACCCATTTGACCAACTTGCAAAGACTCTTGAGGGTAAAAACACCTCAGAAATCAAAATAAGAGCCTACGGATGGGCTGAAAACACAATTGGTTCACAATTTCCTAGATTTGATGACCACAATATCATCAAAAAGGAGCAAATTCCAGAAAAGGGAACAGATTATATGGTCTGCGACCCTGCTGGAGCAAGAAATTGGTTTATGATATGGGCAAGAGCCGCTGAAGACGGCAACATTTATATCTACAGAGAGTTTCCAGACATCTCGATGGGGGAATGGACTCTTCCAAGCGAGAAAGTCGATGGCAAGGCTGGGACGGCACAAAGAAATGGTGCTGGCAGAGGTATAGACGAATACAAGGAGTTGATACTCGACTTGGAAAACGGAGTTACCCCAGAGAGACGCTTTATTGACCCTAGGGCTGGAGGAACTCAAGCAGTCGGAAGAGATGGAGGTACTACCCTTATTGAACTTCTTGACGGAGGAGACAAACCTATGTTTTTTGAGCCAGCCGCAGGATTAAGGCTTGAAGAAGGCATAGCAATCATTAACGATTGGCTTTCATATGACACATCCCAGCCGAGGACAGCAATCAATCAACCTAAACTCTACATTTCTGAAGAGTGCGAAAACCTTATCTATTCCCTCCGAGAGTGGACTGGAGGAGACGGAGATAAGGGAGCATCAAAAGACCCTATTGACTGCCTTAGGTACTTGGCTGTCATGTCCCCAGAATACAACGATATATCAGCATTCAATGGAGGGAACGCAGGTTTTAGTTATTAACGATGAAAAACTATCCGATTTTGTTATCAAAGGCTGAAGCCGCAGAAATGACTGGATTAAACAAACAGTACCTTGACAAACTCAGAAAAGAGAATGAAGTTGCGGTATACAAGACCAAAGGTGGTCATCATAAATTTTACAGAGACTCTTTAATCAATCACATAAACAACAATCTAAAAAATGGAACCAGATAATTACAAGAATGGCATGCACGATAAACTTGCATACGCCAGCGACACACCCGATATTGAGGAATTGAACTTTGAGTTCAAACGCTCAGTCTACAATGGCTCGTTTGCTACTGGGCTTGAGGCTTTGGATGACATGCGTTTTTGTAGATGGGATGGACAGTCGGATGACGGCAAGAAGTATTCAGATATTAGAAGCAACGGAAATCCCGCAATGCCTTTTGAAGGTGCTTCAGATGTCAGAATCAGACTTATCGACAGAGTTATCAATGAAGTTGTTGCTTTGTGCGTAAATACTTGGAAAGCCAGCAGAATTAGGGTTACAGGCAATACTGTTGAAGATGGTGCGTTTGCTTCCGCTTCCTCGACATTGCTTCAGCATATCATCTGCGGAAGACTTAAGGTAGAGTCATTGCGTGAGGCTAAACTTTTGGCTAATTATGCCAACACATACGGATGGTCTGCCATGTTTATTGGCTGGCAACAGGAAATCGGCAAGCGTGAGCAAAAGATTACGCTTGAGCAAATCGCAGAGATAACTGCTCTTGCATTGCAGGAAGACCCAAATGCAATCATCGGTCAACTTCCGCAATACATCATGGACGAAAACTCCAAGGACTTGGCTGTTGGACTGCTTCAACTTGCGGTACAGAATGTAAGCGATGAAGAACTTGGAAGAATGGTTGACGAATTGAGAACCGCTGGAGTCACCAAGGTGTTCATTGAGCAAGTTACCAAGAACCTCCCCATCATAACCGCCCTTAAGCCGTATGATGAAATCTGTTTTCCTCCAGAAACCATCGAATTGCAGAAGGCAAGAGTCATTTTTAGACGAGTCTACATGACTGAGGTTGAAGTTCGCTCGATGGTTAAAACCGAAAACTGGGATGAAGCGTATATTGAGTCGGCTATCAATACTGCTGGCAAGACGGCATGGTATAATGACCCCAATATTAGCCCTCCAGTCATGTTGCTGGACAACAGGCAGTACAGAAACAACAACCTAATCGAGGTTGTGTACGCATACACTAGACAAATTGATGAAACTGGCACTCCTTGCATTTACTATACTGCATTTGCTCCGCAGTCTAACTCTAGTGGTTATTTCATCCACAACAAACTTGGCTATTCACATGGTCAATATCCGTTTGTTCCGTACAGAAAAGAATACATCAGAAAGGCTATAAACCAAAGTCGAGGAATCCCAGAGATTCTGATGACGGAGCAAGCCGAAATGAAGGCACAACACGATGCCTTGAGAGACAGAACCTCTGTCGAGACATTCCCGCCTATTCTCGTCAAGAGAAGAGCCCAAGGAATCACAAAGATTGGACCTGCCGTTCAAGTGCCAATCATGTCTCCAGACGATTATCGTTTCATGGAGCCTCCCCAAGGGACTCCTAACCTTGCTTTCTCTATTATTCAGCAGGTTGAAAAGAATGCGGCTATGTATTTTGGCGTTCCCAATGAATCTGTGCCTCAAATTACCACGCAATTGATTCAACAGTCGATTGTGGATGACTGGCTTACTGTTTGGTCTGAGGTTTACACCCATGTGCTACAACTTTGCTTGCAATACATGGCTCCAGAGGAACTTGAGCGTATAACGAGCATTACTTTGCCTCAAAACATTACGGACATTGCCTCTCAGTTCGATTTTGAGGTCAAGTTTGATGTTCGTGACCTTGACAACGAGTATGTGATGAAGAAGATGCAAGCAATTAGCCAGTTTGTCCTTCCTATGGACTCTGGAGGCTCAATTGACAGAAATAAGTTGGTTGCCAAACTTTGTGAGGCTATCTCGCCAGACATCGCCAAGGATATCATTATTGACCAAACTACGGCTTCCCAGAAGATGTACAGAGATGTCCAAACGGACATTGCGTTGATGCTTATGGGGATTGAGGCTCAGTATGTCGAGAATGACCCTACAGCCCCTTCCAAGTTGCAGTACGCACAAGATGTCATCCAGAAAAATCCAAAGGCACAGCAAGCCTTGCAGGGGGACCAATTCTTCCAAGCCCTATTCCAGAACTACGCCAAGAATCTGCAAATGTCAATTACTCAACAGCAGAACAAGCAGATTGGCAGGACTGGGGTTACTCCTGTGTCTGACAAGTTCCAGCAAGAACAATCGCAGATGCAACAGGAAGCCGCTGGTCAACAGCAAGCAATGAGCCCAGAGCAACAGCAACAAATGATGATGCAAGAGGCTTACATGCGAGCAAACCCTCAAAATAACCAACAATAATGGATAATCCTAAATACAAAAGAGATATCTTTGCCTTCACGGAAGATAAGCCTCAAGCACTATGGAATAACATCATGTATATTCTTGACCAAAACATCAAGGTTGAAACTGAAATTGCCATCAACTCTGAGGTGCAAGGCGAAAAGCGTATCCATCAATGTGGTAGAGCAAGTGCTTTGCGTGAAATAAGGGAAATGTTGGTTACGGAGCGTAAAGATGCTCTCAACATAGCAAACATTGACTGGAAAACAGACGAAACACTTCATCAGTAGTATGCTATGTCTGACCCAGATAATATTGACTGGGAAGACACGGAGTGGGATGTTAATATCCCAGCAGAAGAATTAATGTGGTACTAATATGTTTTTAGAATTCAGAAATCCAATACCAGTTTTGACGGATATAGGTCACGGCTGGTTAATGTATGTGCGAGATGGCGGTACTTGGTCAAATGACATTTTTGCGGTAGTACTGGAAAAGGATGGGGTTATTCGGCATATGCGTACAGACCAATTCAAAGTGCTACAAAACAACACTTTCGATATAGAGAATAAGTAGATAGGGGCAAAATCATATAAAATCAAAAAAGTGACTTGAGACACTTGACCAATTGATTATATGGTGTTAATAATCACTATAGTTTCTGAGAACTTAAAACTCTGTCACAAAAAACAGGACTTGGACCTTAACCATGACTAACAACGATAATATGGACAGCAATCCAGAGGTTACGCCTCAAAATGCAAAGGACACCTCAGTCCTTAATGAAGCATCCCTAAAAGAAATCTTGATGAAGGATTTTTCGCTAATCGAGGAAAGCGAAACGGATACTGGTGAATCCGAGACAAATCAACCAGAAGCCTATGCTGATGAAGATGGGGAATCTGATGAAAGTCAGAACTCTGATGAACAGAATAGCGAACAACAGGAACAAGACGCTGACGAGGAACCAGTCAATAGAGGTGTCCAGAAGAGAATCGATAAACTGACGGCAAAGCGAAAAGAGGCAGAAGCCAAAATCGCTGAACTGGAAGCCAAGGTTAAGGAACTGGAAGCCAAAGAGACTGAAGTATCTACTCCGAAGAACTACAAGGACAACGCTAACCCTTATTCACATCTGTCCAATCGTGCAGAAATCGAGGCAGAGATTGCCCAAGCAAGACAGGTCAGACGCTGGTGTGAGGAAAATGCGGATGGAGTTGTGGTAACTGAAGAGGACGGCAATGAGAAGATTTATTCGGCAGAAGATGTCAGACGAATCAAACTCAATGCAATGGATGCTCTCGAAGAACACCTCCCAAAGAGAGCGAATTACATCGCTACCAAGGAGCAGGTGGATAAGGTCGCAGAAACTGAATACAAGTGGTATAGAGATAGGTCATCAAAGGAACACCAGATAGCCCAAGGGTTCATCAAGGCATTCCCCGAAATCACCAGATTCCCAGACTACAAGATTGTTGTCGGAGACTACATCAGAGGCATGCAAGCCAGAGAAGGTAGCAGAAAACAACCAAATATTCAGAAAGCACCAGTTCAGCCAACAGGAAACGCTTCATACTCTACTAGCCGAAAGGACTCAAATGCTAGAGATGCAACTTCACGATTCCTAAAGTCTCGTTCCTCAAATGACCTTGCAGAGGTCTTGAAGAATTTCATCTAAGAGTTCAACTTCATATATTATCTATCATGGCTAATCTCACAGAAAGAAACCTCATTGGTAAGCGAGAAGCACTCGCTGACCTCATCTCCCTCGTTGATGCTAAGGACACTCCCCTTACTTCAATGATTCCTAAGGCCGCAAAACCTGGCAATACTTGGTTCCGCTGGCAAGTTGATTCACTTCCTAACGCTGTTGTCAGCACTACTGGTGTTGTCGATGGTACGGATGTGAATGTCGCTACCGACCCTGTTAACTTTGTTAAGGATGGTGCTACGCAGTATCGTTATGAACTGTCTAACCACATCCAAGAGTTCAGAAAGCCTGTTCGTGTGTCTCCTCTGACTATCGATGTCGCTGTGGTTGCTGGCGTTAAGGACGAACTGGCTAACAACATCTCAAAGGGCATGACAATGCTTAAGCGTGACATGGAAAAGACCTTTGGTTCATACAACCTGCCCAAGACCGACAACGGCTCTACGCAAGGTTATGTCAGCCGTGGTCTTGACTCATGGGTTCGCTCAGTCAAGACAACTGGTGGTGTGGTCGGTAACGACAACTACCTCGATGTCCCTACTGCGTTCCTTACCCCCACGACCTCTGTCGTTGGTAACGCTACCGCTACTGTTGAGTCTTCAACTGCCTCGTCAACGCTGACGGAAATTACTGTCCAAGACATGCTGACTTCTATCTATCAGCAGACTGGTCAGTTCCGTTCCTACGATGCCATCGTTGGTCCTCAACTGAAGAGACAGTTCACTAACCTCCTCTACACCAATCGCTCGTCTGGTGGTGCTGAATCACAGGCTCAAATCCGCACGATTAATCGTGATGCGGCTGATGCCTCGTACATCTCGTCCGTTGACATCTTTGAAGGTGACTTTGGACAGATTCGTCTGCACCCCTCGCTGTTCCTTAAGAACAACTTCTGCGGTTATGTCATTCCTATGGACCTCATCGAAATCCGCTATGGCGGTTCCGTTGCTGGCATCAAGGAACTGACGGACAATGGTGGTGGACCTGCTCGCCTCATCAACGCCATCGCTTCACTCTGCGTGAAGAATCCTCTGGCGTTTGGTAAGTTCGACTACGCTTCCTAATCCGTATGGCTGATGACATGTTCCAGTCATTGGCTGATTCGATTCCCTCCCACCTCAGACATGAGGTGGAGAGGGAACTTATCAATGGATGGAAACTAAACGAGGTCAAGGCTACAATCAAGGCTAAGGAATTAGCCTCATTTGGCTACAGGAACGAAGTCAATACGATTGATGGTCTTGGTTCTCTTTCTGCAAGAATTCCTCTTGACGCTTACCATTATTGGGGACAGCGATTGGGATACGAATGCTGGGATGACAAACAGTTTCTCAAGGAATACAAGAGAGACAACCCAGAGATTGCGGTCAACAACTACGCAAAAAAGACAGTTGTTAGAGGTGCTATATTCACCGCTGACGGATTCATAACATGAGAACAGTAAACTTCAACGATGTCCTAAACGATGCCATCCAATTATGTGGACTGGATAGGGACGAATTTACTGTTCAGACTTTTCGGCAATTAAGGGACTTTGCTTCTGCAAGACTTAGATTTGCGTGGGAATACGACAGATTCCCAGACTTGATTAGATACGAAAATGTAAGCGTCACGAATACTGACAATACTTACTACTGCATAAAGCCTTCATCTGCTGGTGAGGTGCTTAATGTTTGGGACAGAAACCCATTTGACGGAACTAGGGCTATAAACATTCCTTTCGTCATACAAGTTACAAACACACAGGAAAGAATCGTAGTTCTAAAGGACTATGATGCTGGACTTTACATTGAGTATAGAATAAAGCCTGTTCAACTTAAGGGGAATCCTTGGGTAAACACAGTTGCTTATTCGGCAGGTTCGCAGGTGTATTTTGACGCTGGTTCAGCGTCTGGCACTTTACAGCCAGTTGAGGGTAAGCCTTTCACGGCAAACTTTTACGAGTGCCTTGCTACTAACACAAACCAAATACCTTCCCAGAATCCTTCCTCTTGGGAGATAGTCAAGATTCCGTACATATTTGGACCATACCTTTCAAGGGCTGTTTTTTCTGATTACTTGCGTTCAGAAGGTCAATATGACTCTGCAATGCAAGCAGACGGAGAGGCTAAGTATTACCTTGATGTCGAAATCGACAAGATTGCCAGACAACAAGGTCAAATGCAAAACTACAAATTTATAAAATCATACTAATATGAGTGCTATATCAATCTCATCACCAATCCTAAAGTCATTTATTCATGGAGATGTCACTTTAGGAACATCTCCTTCAAGCGTACTTGCCACAAACACGACTTCTTCAAGGCGTATTGTTGTTCTTGTTCAGAATAAGTCTGCTACTGCTACCATTCAAGTTATACTTGCGGAAACTGGTTCTGTAGGTATCATTGTTTCGCCTCTTTCTAACATTTCGCTAGATAACTATAATGGACCAGTCAGAGCGTTTACAGACGATGCGGCTGGCTCTGTTGTTCATATCGCTTATTCACAAGTCTAATGAGTATCAATGTTTCAGTCGGTTTTCAAATTCCGACAAATGTAGTTGAGGTTGGAGACGAAATCACAAATGACCAACTTGCGGCTATCACAAGTTCGTCTACGCCTTCTGCCGCTAATCCTTATGCTACTGTTAGTACTTTGGTCCGTACAATTTTTACAGGTTCAAATACTGTTACTGCTAGTAGCAACTCGCACATCTATGTCATAGACAATAGCGAAACATTGACTCTTGATGACTCACCCCCCGCTGGAACTGTAATTCCTGTTGTTTGCATAGGAGGTACTGCTTGCAATATAGGTTGTGCATCTGGAACTACGCTTAATGGAGGTACTGCAACCATCTCTTACGCATCGACAGTTGTTACGCTTGTCAAGACTACTACTAGCACTTGGTGGGTTGGTTAATCTATAATTTTATGTTTACATTCCTTCTATCACTCACAGTTATTGTCATTGCCTTTCTTGGAGGCTTCTACGCTGGCATTAAGAACGCCAAGTCGGAGAAGGTTTCTTGGGGTAAGGAAATGCTCAACAAACTGAAGTCTAAAGACTAATGGCAGACCTACAGCGTCAATTTGATGGTGATGCTGGGTTTGTAGGAATAGATACCAGAAGCAACCCAGCAAGCCTTAAGCAGGGTGTACTTCAAGACGGAAACAATATTCGACTTGATTTGCAATCCTTGCAGGTTCGTAAGGGGCTAAAGAGAACCCTTAATGAAGGGTTTGTTACAACAATTGGTCTTGTTGTAGGGACAGGTATATATGTAAGAAATACAGACGGAAAAGAGTTTATTGCAATCGTAGGTTACAAGACTGGTCTTAACAGGTTTTACCTGTATGACACATTGACAAATACGATTGCTTTAAATGTAGCAATGCCATCAAACAGACCAATTACATCTGGTCATGTTCAGTTGCTACAGGCTCAAAACAAGTTGTATATACTTAGAGGTGAGGCTACTAGGTACATAACTGGTAATGGCTCCGCTGGGCAACAAGCGTCTGTTGGTGGAGCCCCACATACGACTATAACTGTTACAACGAGCACACCTCACGGATTAAATGCTGGAGATGAGTTTGCTATTGAAACTGCTCATGCTCTATGGAATGGACCAACATCTGTAAATAATTTTGTAGTTGATACAGTCCCTACATCTACTTCTTTTACTTATACGATTACAACTGGTCACTCTGGTTCGGCAAGTGCTTATGTCATACAGGTGGCAAAGCCTGTGCTGGTGTTTGACGGCACTTCCGTAACTGTAGTTAGACAGGGAGTAATTGACGGAACTATTCTTGGTGGCACTACACCTACTGCTTGCGACTTTCCTCCTACTTCTACTGCCATATATCACAAAAACAGAATTTATTGCAAGTACAGCAAGGATGAAATAGCCGTTTCTGATTACCTTTCTGATGCTACAGGTAACTGGCAGTTTGACCTTACGATACAGGCGTTGTCAATCAACATTGGGGACGAGCAGGAGATAACTGGATTTCACCCTTGGACTAGAGACACAATACTAGTTTTTAAGACAAACAGTATATATGAAGCCAAGTTTGCAGACAACACATCTACGCCAGACATAGTGCTTGCTGAGTCATATGTAAGAGCATTGACATACGATATTGGTTGTGTAGCCAAGAACAGTATAGCCAATGTGTCTGGCATTGTATTCTTCATGTCTCAAAGAGGCATATACAAGTTAGAGCCACAACTAGATATTGCCTTACTTGCAAATACAGCACCAATGTCTCTTTCCATTCAGAAATACATAGAAAGCATTAATTATGGAAGCGTCAAGAATAGCGTTGGAACTGTTTGGAATGGCAGGTATTATCTTGCCGTACCAACAAATTCCAGCACAACAAACAATAAGGTATTTGTATACAACCTTACAAACCAGATGTGGGAATCTGTGGATACTTATCCATCAGCGGTTTCTATTGATAACATTTTAACTGCAAGAACAGGAACTGTATCAAATGTTAACAATGATATGGTGTTTTGTTCTTCTTTAAACGGAATATACATAGCAGAACAAACAGAGAGAGATGAATATGGGTCACTTACAAGTTCTCCTTCTTTTGCGAATTACCCCTATGTGGCTGGACCTCCAGAGATACCAGAAGGAATTCCTCTTGAATTCCAACTTGAGCCAGAAGTGTATAACTACGATGTCATAAGAGGTTACGCAAAGACAAGAAGGTACATTTTCAACACGCTCCTTGACAAGAGGTTTGTAAGCGTCAATACGGATTTGAAGTTTGACGGCATTGGTGCAATAAAGACAAATGTAGTAACATACAACCCAGACACGACATTGACAATTGACACTACATCATCTGATGGGGCTTCTGACAAGACAAGAAGATTTCCAATAAGAAAAGTTGCAGTTGGTTGTGAACTTGATTTTATATCCCTAAATGGAAGACCTACAGTAATGAGTACAACTATTGAATCTCAACTGATTGGCAGAAACATTACAAACAAAACATAAAAATGGCTCAAATTAACAAAGGATTTGAATACTCATCGACTGGTGCTAACTCATATGTTACTGCTAGTAATCTTAATCAGCATGTTTCGTTAGCAACTCTTGCGGGAGGTGCAATTGCTGAACAACCTGCAAATTCATCTACAAACGATACCGATGTGTTGCTCATAGGAACAGGAGGTGGAGCAAGTCCTACTTCTATTTGGAAGCAAACAAAGGCTCAGTTTACAGATGTCATTAATTCTAACACGATTAATGTCAACAACCTTTCGGTTGCTGAAGCGGAATTTGACAACCTCACCATAAATGGGGCTTATGATGATGCTGTTTATTTTGACATTGGGAATGCCGCATTATACAGTTCTGCCAGCACAGGAGGAGGTCAAATAACTTTTGGGTACGACAATGCTACACACGCTCTACCTGCTGGTGGGGTTGGTAACACTTTTGTATTTTACGGCAGACAAGCAACATTTTTAGACCCAACCAGTTCTGTAGATTTAACAATTGCTGGTTCTGGCATTGACATACAAGTTAATGGAAACCTTACTGTACAGCATACAGTAAATGTAGCAGGTGGTCTTTTAAACGCTGGCAAGCAAGTTGTTACAGAAATTATTGCGGCTAAGACTGGTGTATGTGCTGTATTTGGTGCTGGCATTTTGCATAAGACTGGCGATTTTGATATACCAGCCGATGAAACTTGGGTTGTTACATTTGATGCGTCTTGGCAAACTGGTGCTGGTGGAAACACAATGCCAGACTACTACTATACTGTTAAGGCATTTGCGGAAAAAGCCACCTACACAGATGTTGAACTTGGTGAGTGGAAAACCACTTATCCAACACAATCTGGAGTAAATAGGATAAATGCAGTTCTTATTCTTACCCAAGCAAGCCTTGCAAATTTACAAAAGAAAATTAAATTCGTTGCTTATGCTCAAAACTCAACAACTGTTGTGGCAAATATTTTAAACGCCAATACTACCAGTTATTACAATATAACCCTTCAGAAAACAAAAACTTCAACATTCACAACTGACTCTTCTATACTCTAATGGCTGATTACGATTCTGTAGGTGGCGGTGCTTCTGGAGCCGCATCTGGTGCAATGTCTGGTGCAATGGCAGGAGCCGCACTTGGACCTATTGGCATGGGTGTAGGTGCTTTGATTGGTGGACTTTTTGGTTCTAAGAAGACCAAGGTTCCAAAGCCTCCGACTTATGGTCAGTTAATGGACCGCAATCTTGATGCACAGCGTGACATTCAAGGTAAACTTATAAGTCTTGAAGCAAGTTACAGACCTCAATGGCAAAACCTTCAAGAAAAAACCCTGCAACAACAGTTGTACGGAGGTGAAGGAAACCAAGGCTATATCAACATGCTCAACCAGTCAAATGCGGCTTTGGCTGGGGTTCAAGCAAATGCTGGGCAAGGATATCTAAATACGCTTGGTGGGCTTTCTGGACAGGCTAGAGGCATGTTGCAGTCTGGCTCTGGATACGCAATGCAGAACATGCTTATGAATCAAGCCCAGTCGGATTTGGGCTATGGTTCTGCTTTGAATGAAGACGAACAGCGTCAAGCCTATCAAGCGGCTAACGCATCGATGGCTATGCGTGGTCTTGGTGGAAGACAGGGAGTTGCGGCTGGTGTTCTTTCTAACTATGGAATGGGTCAAAACAGACTTAATCAGCGTAGACAGTTTGCTGGAAACATGATTAACGCAGATGTTGGTCTTCAAAATGCGGCTCTTCAGATGGGGAACAACGCTATGAGCATGTATAATGCTGGCGGGGCGTTTATGGGACAAGCCAATGCGATGCTTGGTCAGTACCAGCCATTGGTGTTCCAGCCAGAATCTCAAATGGGAACCCAAGCCCAAGGCATGCAGTATCAACATGGGATGGGGATGGCTAGAGCCAATATGCAACAACAACAACAGTTGCTTAGTACTCTTGGTTCATTTGGTTCGTTTGCGGCATCTAATCCTAACTTGTTTAACTTTGGTTCTTCTGCTCCTGCATATTCTATTGGTGCGGCAACAAATGTTGGAGGCTCTACCCTTGGTGCTGGAACTATATATGGTTCACCAGTAAACGCAACAGGAGTGTCTTTTAGATAACAATTTATGGCAATGTTTTCTCAATATCAAGGCGGTGATGCCTTCAATGTGGCTGGCAACATGGATGCTGTTCTGAAACAGCAACAGGCTACCGCACAGTCAATGCTTGATGCGGTTGAAAAGTTCAATTCCGCACAAAGCGAGATGGATGTCTTGAAGTCAACAACTGCTTCAATCTTGTCTCAATACGGAGTGGATGAAAACGGAGTTCCTTCAGATGCGGCTCCAAAGTATGTCCATGACCTTTACAAGAACATAAAGAAAGAAGGCACTATACATGGCATGTCAAGAAGCAACCTTATCTCCGCTTTGAAGGGATACGAGGCTGGCGTTGCCGTTGAAGAGCAAAGACTCAAGGTTCAATCTGCCCAGCAGACGGCAACGATAAATGATTTGGCTATTGCTGAAGCAAGAAGAAAGGCTGAAGAAGCCAAGAAGATTGCGGATGCTCATCGTATTGCATGGGAAACATCTCAAGGCGGTGGCAGTACTGAGGCAATGCCATCTGGTCCGTCAGTTACTGATGTTCCTAGAGGTATCTCAATGGGCGATGTTGAGTGGAGTGGTGGGGCTCCTAGGTCAACGCCTGTGCCGTCCAGCGTTGCTCCTAACGCCACTTCTGTGCCTACCCCTAGGGGAACAGCCACAACAGCACAGCCAGCCCCACAGACCGAATCTAACGGACTGGCTAACAAGGAAACCTTATCTCAGTCAGAACTGAGGGCTAAACTTGAAGCATTGCGGACAAGACTTGGTGAGATTGAAAACCCTCCAAAGTCATTCCTTAATGAATATGGAGAGATTATAAATCAATTGATTCCTAAGGGTGGACTTGCTCCTAATCCTATTATGAATGCTCTTTTAACAAACGAGTATAGCCCAGCAAGAATGGCATTTGATTTTGCAAAGGACGCACTTAACAAGCCTACTCCAGAAACTGCGGCTAGAATTGAGAAGGCAAAGAAGGAAAATGACGCTGTAAAGGAAGCGGAAAAGAACAAACTTAAGACCGCCATTAAGGAAATTGAGGCTCAACTTCCCCCAGAACCTAAGATTAAGAGTGCATCCCTTGAGGAAGCATCTGCTAGACTTCAAGCCGTTAAACAAAAGCAAAAAGACATTGAGGTTGGCAAGAAACTTGAAACGCTTGAAGGAAAACAAAGGGATAAATATGCAAAAGAACAAGGTTTAGAAAAAAGAGTTTATTTAAACCCAGATGGTTGGACTAAATCTGAACTTTCTTTTCAAATTCAAAAGACAGAAAAACAACTTGAACTTGCGAAAAAAACAAGAGTGGCAATTCTTAATGGTGACATTAGCAATAAAAGAGGAGAATTGTCTGGTGAAGAAGCAGATATTCATGCTTTTGCGGCAACTGCTTGGAAAGAATTTAGAAGCAAATATGCTACTAATTTAGATGGTACAATGAAAACTCCTAGTAATAAGGAGTATGATTCTAAAGGCGGTCTTTTATTTGACGGAATGGAGTTCTGGACAAATGAATGGGTAAAATCTTATGAAAAAAATGGAAGAGATTTTAAAAATGCTTTTTCTGAAAAAACAAACAATGACTCAGTTGAAGGAACTCCTAAGTATAATACTACTTATTTCAAAGCAGGTTCAACAACTCCTGTTTTTCAAAATGGTAAGGCAATTATTCCAGAAGAGCCAGTTGCAGAAACGGCTCCTGCTGTGGCTCCTGCTACTACTGCCTCTGTCGTACCCTCGTCAATAGCACCTAATGCTACATCTGCTCCAATCAAGCCAGCGACAACTCAACCGCTTGTTGCGATGCCACAAAAGCCAGCACAACCTGTTGCTGGTGCTGACACTATTGCTCCTCCAGAAAAGACGCAACAAGACCAAATAACGCAAGAGTATGGCGTTGTTACATCTAGACTTAAGGCTCTTGGTAGCGTTCCAATGAATTGGTCTGAGGAAACCTTTAGACAGATGCGTGGATACCCACCCAAGGTTCAGATATCCAGACAGGGTGGTGTTACACTTGTTGGCATTGGTGGTAACTGGCAAGTTATGAAGGGTGAATCTATGAGCCCCTCAGAGATGGCTACGATGGAAAAGAATGCCGTATGGAAAGCGTCAATAAGAACGGACAACATGACTTCTGAAAAGTGGAGATTCCGAGGCGATATCAAGGTTGACAATTCCACAGAGGCTGGCAAGGTTAAGAGAGAGGTTCTTGACACTATCAATGCTATTAACGCCTTGGATAGACTTATTGAACTTGGTAGAAATACAAGCAAGTGGGATTCTATGCTTCCTACTGAAAAATCTGGTATTATTATCGGTATTACCAACGCAGTTCAAGCGGCTGGCAGAACTGAAGTTGCTGGTTCTGGTGCGTTTTCTGAACAAGATGCAAAGAAACTTGAGTCAGTTGTTCCAGATATGGCAACAATGTCTGGTTCCATGTTCAGAGATACTGCTATTGCAAGACTCTTAGAGTTTAGAGGAAGAATGGTGGCAAAGGTGAACGGCATTGCTGGTGCTTATCAATTTGAAGTTACAGAAAGTGCAAATACTGGTTTGACTCCAGAGCAAACTGCTATTGGTAGAAATGTATACCAAACAGCAATAGCCCAAGGCGTTCCCCCAGAACAGGCACAAAGAATGGCTATTGAAGCAATACAACAACAATCTAAATAATGGATAACGACTCATTATATCTTTTCAATCCTCCCGAAAGACAAGATAAGGCATCACAAGAAACAGCAAGCAAACTGATTACGGCTTTGACAAGTCCTCAAACAGAGGACGATGTTGCGTACAAAGTCAATCAAGCCGCAATTGAAGGAGTCAATCCTAACCTTTCGTTTGATGAATTCAAACTATATAACGAATGGCATAAGAAGCAGGAAGTAGATTGGTGGGATATGGCATCAAGTGGCGTTGGTCACTTCTTTGGTGAAATTGGTGGTGGATTGGCTTCTCTTCAGCCATTTGGTGAAAAAAACAGTCTTAAGGACGCATCGTTAAATCTTACAACACGACTTGTTCCTACAACCTTAGAAGCGTTTGGACGAGGAACCAGAGACATGGTTGGTCTTTACAACTTTGCCAGACAAAGCGGAAACTCGCCATTGTATAGATTGTTCAATCCTAACGATGATATCTTCCAGCGTTATGTAGACTTTAACAAACTCGCTGATTGGAACGCAACATCTACCAGAATAATGGCTGGCAAGGAAAATGTCGTTATGCCTAACGCACTTGCGGAAGCGACTTCTGAACTTGTCGGAGAAGATGTTGCCACGATGACGGCACAGAAACTGTATCAAGTTAACAACAGACTTGCACAGGCTGGTTCTTATTTTTTGGACCCAATTACATTGGCTACGCTTGGCAGTAGTGCTGTTGCCAAGGCTGGAGGTAAGGCGGTTGTTACGGCAGGTGCTGATGCTATTGCAAAATCCGCAATCAAGGAAGGTGTTACATCTACGGCATCAGCCGCAATTAACACCGCAACCAAACTTGAGGTTGCAAGCCTCAGAGGGTCAAAGTTGACGGAAGTTATCGGTAAGTCTTTCCGTGTTGCTGGTGAAGTTGTAGACAAGCCAATTAGTGCTACTTTTGAATGGATAAAGCGACAAGCAAGCGAACTGCTTGATGCGAATATTCACGACACTCCTTCTGGCAATGTGAAGGTTACTGGTGCTACAAGGGGTCAAAGCGGATTTGGTGGTGCTGTTATGGCTGGTATAGGTTATGGCTCTTGGGCTGTTCCTTATGCGGCTGGCATTATTCCTGTTTGGGCTGTAGCAAATGCGGCTAAGATTGGTGGAGCGTTTGTGGAGGCTGTTGGTAAGGAAATGGCTCATGGTTCTGGAGTTCTTCAGAGACTTGGAGTTGTCGAGAATAGCACAGGTAAACTTGCCAGAACATTTAACAATTGGAGCCCTATGGGTTCCTATGTGGCTGAAATGGCTGGTGCTACCTTGAAGTCTGGAGCATATGGAGCCGCAATTGGTTATGTTACCGATGGCGAGCAAGGTGCGGCTAGTGGTCTTGGTGTAGGTGCGGCTATTGGTACTTCACATTACCATGTTGGACTTGCCCATAATATGTTCAAGGGTAAGTCAAGGGAAGCGATGACCATTGAGTTAATCAAGAACATCGATGACTATAGAAAGAATGGATTCACGCAGAAGGCTGATGCAGTCTTGAAGTACTTGAATAATATCCGTGAACAGCATGGAGACGATGCTTTCTACAGAAATCTCGGCATATACCTTGCAGTTGAAAGAGATGCGGATGTCGCATTGTCAGTTTGGGACAGGGAAGATTTCATCCGAATGAAGAATGACCCTAACACTCCCGCTGATGTTAGGAGAGAAATTGAAGCAGTTATTTCAGAAAGCGACCCAACTCAAGCAGGTCAAGCGTGGAATGGTCTTTTCTGGGGAAGAAGAGGAAAGAAGCCTTACTTCCTGTACAAGGATGGGAAGTCCGCAAAGACACATATCATAATCAACGCTTGGGCTGTTGACGCTGACCAGAAAGTACAGGCTACAGGACTTAAGGGTGAGTTTTACCATGCCCTTTCTGATGCGTATAAGGAAGCATCTGGTAAGGAAAGATTTAAGGAAGAAGTGTTTGAAGGCATAGCAAGAACGCTTGGCTTTGCTTCAACGCCAGAGGGCAGAACAAAGATGGCTGAAGTGCTTAGAAATGCGGCACAGAGACTTGGCGTGTTCAACAATGGGGTGCATAACCAGCCGTCAGCCAAGGCTAGAACCACGAACCTTCTCAGACTCCAAAGACAAAAGAGCCCAGCAGGTTGGTCTGTTGACCATGTGATGGGCAATGTTACTGTAACTGAAGGTGGCGTTAAGCGACCACTTTACTATTGGCAGTCAAGAAACGGATGGTCTATCACGGAAACCAGCGATGGCAGGTATAATCTTGTCGGCAAGGTTGACGGAAAGACTGTACGCTACGAGGCACAGTCATTGCATGATGCAATCTTGAAGCATGGTGAGGTTGCTCCGATGGACTTGCAGACATCGGCAGACAACATTCCATCAATCAAAAGAAAGAAGCCTAAGGTTAATCCAGTTGAAGGACAGGTCAATACATCTGCTGGACCTAGGGTTGGAGAAACCGCACAAGGTAGGGCTATGATTGAGGCTGTAGAACTGGACAAGAGAATTGATTCTCTTCTCAAGTTGATTGCAGAAAAGCAAGGTGGAGATATCTCAACAGTAAGCAAGGAACGGATAAAGACACTTAGAGAAGTTGTTAAGAGATTGTTTGCTGATGGATGGGTTCACGATGAAAGACTCATCAAGAGCAACACTAACATTGACTCAACGACAACTGACCTTGGATGGTATCATCCAGACATGCCCAATGCAACGATTGAGGGCTTGTATGGAACAAGCATTCCTACGGAATCGTCAAGTGCTCCTACACCTAAGGCTACCGCAACTCAACAGGGGACTCCCCCTCCCAATGTTGCTGGAGAAAGAACGGATACCAATCCTCCGCAACAGGCTCCAAAGCCAAATGCTGGAAGAACTCAGTCAACGCATTCGCCTCAAACTGTCGAAAACATCTACTCGGCAATTGACCATTTTGAAAAGACTGGAGAACTTAGGGGTCAAGACTTGGCTGTTCTTATCGAGGAGATGGGTGAGTCAATCTGGGATGCCCATGAGAACGATGTTCCGTTTGACTACATCTATCTTGCTGGTGACTTGGGTTTTGCCAGAAACATCATCGATGAATTGAAGCATAGATTCGCAAGAATCATCGACAGAAACGGCAGACAGGCTGGCTTTGTTGCAGACTTCAATAAGCCGTTTGTGGACTGGTTCAAGGACAAGGATGGCAAGGCTATCATTGACCCATACATGCGTAAACTCTTCAAGCAATTCTTGGAGGTTCACAAGAACAGAAAGGCTAATCTTGACGGATATACTGTTGATGTTGCATCGATGTCTCCTGCAATGCAGAGGCAATTTGTCGAGGAAAACGACCTGCAAGACCTGTACGATGTTGACCAGAGAACTGGCAACTATGTGAAGAAGCCAGAAGAAGTCATCAACGCAGAGCAAACCAGAAGATACCAAGCGGCGGCTCTTGACTTGATTGAACTAGAGAAGAGTGGAGTCGATACTGGAATGCATATCTATGCAGTTGAAAAGGATACTCCAAGTGTCGGCAGTCTTGATGAAGAAAACAACACAGGAGCCTTGAAGCAAGAGGCTTGGAGAACTTACAGAACCAATGTCGATGACATTACTGACGCTCAAAGAAGAGGCACTATGCCTACCAAGGAAGAACTTGAGCAGTTGGTCAAGAATAAGGATTTTGGAAGGCGTGGAAGACCTCGTACAGGTGACATTGACGATTTGGTGGCAACTGCAAAGAAAGGTACTATTGTCTTCAGCGGTGTTCCTACTGTAGAGGCTTTCAAGATTCTTCAGAAGCATTTGCCCAAGAGAGAGATTGAAGCCATCGCCCAGATTGCTCCTCTGATTCTTGATGGAGGTCTTGGTAGCCCCAATGTGGCTAGAGTCAAGTATGCTGGATTTGAGCATGTTGACGATGTAAGCGGTGTTAAGATGAAGCGGTCAAAGGATAAGTGGGTCGCTACTGAAAAGAGCATGGTCTTTTACGGCATGGAACTGAGAGCAACTCTCCGTAACATCAATACTGGTAAGTTTGATTACAAGACTCCACATGCCCACTTCCTGCTTCACGGAGTGGATATCGATGTCCTACAGCGTAGAATCCAATGGATGTGGAAGAACGAAAAGGAAACCGCCAAGAGATGGAGCACATATAACGATTTTGAAAAGGATGTATATCGTCTGATAGAGAACTATTCGATGAAGTCAGCCATTGGTGGCAACCGATTCTTTGGTGGCGGTGCTGAAGGCAAGGCAAAGAAGCGTCTTGCTTGTGCGGCTATTGGTGCGTTCCCATCCAAGAAAATGCTTGGACTCATTGACGGAGACGAGGCTGAGTTTGACATCCCAGAGATTGACTGGCATCACTATCAACTGCGTTCATACGGAAAAGGAAAGAACGGAAAGGACATTCCTTGGACCGCCATGAGAGCAGACGGCATCAAGCAGGTTCTTGGAACGGCAGACTCAATGAGAGTCCCCTATGCAGAAAGAGCATACTACAGGGCTCAAGAGATGTACCAGCCAGCCGCAAGAAAGGTTCCCAGAAATGGTGATGACCTTCCTGCCAACATGGTCTATGTCTCGCAAGAACTGCAAGGCGGTAGGGCAAAGCAGATATTCTCAACTATCAGACCTACAGGCGATTGGGCTATGCGTGAGAAGGGTTACACACCTAACGATGTGATTAGGGCTATCGCAAGCAACCAATACAAGCAATCACCAGAGAAGCAACAGGCTGTTCTTGACTTTGTGAAGGGTGGCATTGGTCACGATGAAGCAACCAATTCAGCACTTGTGTTCTGGCATTGGACTAATGCAGACAAGCCTTTTGAGTTCATTGAACAGGGACAAGTCGGTCTTCATTTCGGAACCAGAGAAGCATCTCTGTATCGTGCATTAAAGGTATCAACTGGAACGAGAACAAACCCATTGAAGGTTGCCGACAATGTGATTCCTCTTGTTGTTCGGATGAAGAAGCCTATCACCTTGGTTGATAGAGGTGCTTGGTCCCCAGACGATATTGTCGAAACCATCCTCTATTCTTATGCTTCTCCTTCAGAAAGAAGAAATTTTGGTCTTCAAAAGGACGGCAAATTCTCTGGACAGCCCAGAGTTGAAAGTGCTTGGGACAAGCATATCTTTGAAGGTATAAAGGATGCTATCGGTCCTCTTACACAGAAGGACTTGGACTTCCTTAACAACTACAAGTCCGACTTGATTGCCAATAAGGTAAACACTACCTCTGCGTTTCTTGCTCAAACCGAAATGCTGGCAAGCGGAGGCGTTAGTGCCAAGTTTGACGCAATGTCAAAGCGTCAGTTTACCGCATCTACGCCATTGCACAAGTGGCTTGAGAGCAAGGGTGTTGACGGCATCAGATACAGAAACTCTGTCGAGGGGAATTCTTGGTCTTACATCGCATTCTCTGGCAAGCAGGTCAAGAACTTGATTCAGAACAATGGGGAGTACAGCCCCCAGAACATCTCGATGTTCAAACAGAAGGCTTCTAGATATGGAGCCCAGAACGCTGAACAGGCTAAGGCTCTTGAGTCTAACTACAACCAAGCCGTTGCTGAAGGTGACATATTCAATGCTTCCTCAATCAAGGATAACTTCCTTGGTGGTATGCCACGGCATACTGCGGTCATCAGACAGATGGCTGACGAGGCACAGGCTCAAGGCATGTCTCTTGCCGAATACAACAAGCAATTCAATACTGGTAGCCCTGCCGTATTCCCTGCCGTCCATGCTACGGACTCGCAGGTAGTTGCTATGGAAGGTGCGTTTGACCCTAAGGCTAGAAGACTGTCGCAGGGAGAATCTTCATGGTGGGCATCCCATGTTGAGGTAGGTCAATACTTCAGAAAGAACAGAGACTACCTTACCAGAGCCTTGGTCAAGACCAACAATCCGCTTGTCGTTGACGCTAAACAAATGCGTTATGATGACAAGAATCTTGGAGTCAATAATTTGATTGTTAAGGCAAAGGCAGACGGACATGACTCGCTTGTTCTCACGAACATTGCGGATGACATCTCGCTGGCTACTGGTGAGCCTATCTTACACAATCAGATAGTCGTGTTCAAGGAATTCGCTAATGACAATATCGCAGTCATTGATAACGATGTGACCAATGAGCGTCCTGTTCCTAGAGGAATTGGTATTGGCGTTGGAGAAGCCCCGCTTAGACAAGATGCGGCTAATGTTAAGCGTACATTCTACTCAGCAGTCGAGAAGTTTGTTGAGGAAAAAGTTACCGACAAGACATCTCTCAATGAATTGATGGGCTTGCTTGACCCAACAAAGGGTACTGGGATTGTTAAATCAGAACTTGAATTCCTTGATATTGCTGGATGGGTTGAAGACCAGAAGAAGACTAATGCAGGAACCAAGGCAAAGGTCAATAAACAGGCTTTGCTTGATTACATTAAGGCTCACAAGTTTGAGTTGCAGGAAGACATTACCAACACGGCTTGGTATACATTGCAAGGTCTTGACCCTAATAGTCCGTTGGTCCAATCACAGATTGAGGGTGGGTATGAAGGGTTTACACCTGCAAACAAGGGGTATGACGATTTCCATCCAACCACAAATTACAGAGTGCTTATCCTCAGAGCACCACAAGGAACAGACTATAGCGGTGGCGAAGGAGGTCATTTCAAAGACCATGAAAACATCATAGCATTTGCCAGAGTTGGAGATATATATCTCGATAGAGTAACTGAACTTCCTTCTCCAGAACCAGTATCTGGAAAATCACAAGGCATTGCCAGCAGAATGCTTACGCAAGAGGAAAGGTTACGCCCAGATGCTGACATTGGACAATTTGAAAGAACGACCAACAGATTCTTAAACAGAATAAAAGTCAATGACATTGACGCATTTAAGTCTATGTCACCAGAGGCTATTCTGACGCAAATGGTCAACAATGATGTTGGCAGAAACTATGAAATCGATGGATATATTCCATCTTCAAAAATGCTTGAAGATTTAGGTTTCGCTCTTCATAGACTTAGGAAAGCATTGCCAAGGGATAAAGCCGTTGACTTAATAAAGAAAGTTGATGACATTTACAGAAGAAATACAGACCGACAAGTAGGTGGTACATTTGAATTTACTGACATAAGAAAAGAGGAAGATGTCAAACTTGCATTAACCGATGAATCATATGATTACTATCTGTTTAATGATATTGAAAACATAGCATTAGC